TCTTGCGCAGAATGATTTACGTCGTTTAGCAGCTTTAGATCCTGGTTTGACTTTGCCAGTGACCGCTGTTTTTAATTTAGAACCAGGGTTTGCTCTTCGATATGCAGCAACACCAGCTCTTGTCATTCCAGCCCCTTTTTCAGTAGGTCTAAAATTTTTTTTATTTCTTGCAGGCATTTTATCCCGTCTTCTCATTATCTAACTCCCATTCTTCTACCCATAAAACCACCCATCATGGCCTGTTTTCTTTTTGCAAATGTTTTGACATTTGTTGGTTTACCACCAACACCTTGTGCTACTGCTCTTTTTCTTTTAACAGCAGAACGTCTTTGACCTTCTGTCATGGATCTTGCTTTTGCAAGAGGGACACATTTTGGATATTTACGTTTTGCATCTTTCTTTTGTTTTGATCTTCCACACTTTGAGAAAGAACCATCTTTCTTTTTACTTCCTATGTCCACCCACTTCTGGGCAAACCATTTGTCTAAACCATTCTTAGACATTACGAATTCTTTCCGATAGCGTCTCTGTTCATCCCTCTAAGACAAACACCACCACCTCTTTTTAAGCCTTGTCTTTTTAATTTTGCAGTTGCTTCCATTAATCCACCTTCAGCTTTGCTGCCTCTAAAATCTTTTCTCTTTACACCAGATGGATCTTTAATTTTACCTGCACAAATTTTACTAGCGTATGCGTTCGCGTATGCTGACGGATATACCTTAAATTTTCTTTTTGCTGCGGCTTTACCTCTAGGACATAGTTTAGTCATTATTTCCTCGCTGTTTGTTTTGCTCGTTTAAAGTCAGATGCTTTTGGTGCACCTTTAGCACCTTTCTTTCGCATCTTACCACCACGTTTTCTTTTAGCATGTATGTTTGCATATAAACCTGGTCTAGACATTAAATTACCTTTTTCTTTTTCTTCTTGTTAGCTGCTGCTATAAATTTTGCTTTTGGATCTGCTTTTGTTATATCAGGATTTTTATCTAATCCATAAATAACACTTTGCATTCCTAAACTTTTTTTATTACCAAAAGTTTCTTTTATTTTTTGCACGTTTGATTTTTTCTTAGTTCCAAGTTTTAAACCTACTCTGCCACCTTTAGCTTTTTTGTCTACAATTCTTGATACCTTATCGGTAAATTTAGATAATGGATTTTTTGATTTAATTGCTATTTTAGCCTCATCACGAACACCAGCTAGTTGCTTATCCCTTGCTTTGATCATGTCATCTTTAATCGTTTTTTTCTTTGCTAAATTTTTTGCAATGTTAACGGATGAGATAGCTCCTGTCCCAGTTGTTTTTTGTGTTTTACCAAAAACTTTTTGAGCGCCTTTTATTAGCATTGATAATGGGTTTGGTTTATTACCTACAAAGTTTGACATTATTTTTTGCCTCCGTTTCTAAAAATTTGTGTACCCTTTATACCATAAATCGACGCCACGACAAGGATCCACAGGTTTGTGAACCATGACGGGAGCTGCGAGAACATCTCGAAGAACAATTTTACCTTGTCCATCGCACTTGGATCGTCCGATATGACTGCCCAAGCGAGCACCACCACGGGCAAACTAAGAATGATGAGGACTGCCTCGTCTTTCCAGTCTGATTGACGAGCTTCTAGCAATTTGCCCTGGTATTGCTCTTCACCTTTGGCCATACGTTCAGCGTGCATTAGTTGTGCATCTGACATTGCCATTTTCGTTCTCTGCTTGTTAGCGTAAATCTTACTTCCTGCAGAGACGGCTAATTTTATTGCCGATAACCACATACTAGTACGCTTTAGAGTTTCTTTTTTTCTCTGCTAACATTCTTTTCTGACCGCCAACTGGCATTTCAGGTTTTCCTGTAGCAATATAATTAAAAGCACCATCAGCAGTAGTTTTAGATCTAGGATCTACCTCTATACTTTGCTCAGGAACCTTAACTATTTTTTGTTTTTTATAGTTCATCATAGTTATTTACCTTTTTTGACTCCCTTTATAACACCTTTGTTCTTAGATGCATAGAATATCTTTTCACCCTTCTTTTTTCCGTATTGTTTTTTCATAGATTTCATAATTTTTTTACCTTTTTTGTTTAATGGCATTAATTATCCTCCGTAACTATCGCCGCTTGCTGTACTCCAGTCTTTGCAAGGCTAACTCCAGCTCTTAATTTAGCTAAATCTTCGTTTTGTTCCATTTTATCCTCTGCAATTTCACCTTGTTGCATTAATCTTGCTCTTGCAAGGTCTATTTGAGCTTCATCGTTGTCTTTTTTACGCTCATTTTCCATTGCACGAAGGTCAACTTCACGTGATTTTAGTTTTAGAAGAGGATCATTGTCAAATTGTGATGTAATTTTCTTTTCTTCCTTCATATATTCTTCTGTCATCTCTGCAATCAACACAGATTTTCTTGCTTCAATCTGATTTGTCAACGCTTGTAGCTGTGCTTGTACTTGTGGATTCATCGCAGCCTGTTGTTGCATCTGCATCATCTGTTGCATTTGTTCTCTGAACTCTAATTGCACCTGTTCTTGAGCCATAATTGATATGTGTTCAAGTATATTTTTTTGTATTGCTGCCATAACTGCAGGGTTATTTCTAACAATGTTAGTTGACATAAAATTTAAGTGAGCTGTGATGTGTGCTCTGTGGTCTTGACCAGGAAAAGCTTGAAAAGGTTTACCTGCTAATGCATTTATGTGTTCCATACTTGGGTCCATCGGTGCAGTCGGCGCTGGTGGTGGTAAAACTGCATCAACATTTTTAACACCAATCGCTTCGTACATGTTTCTGTATATTTGATACATGTTGTGTAGTTGTGGATTTGATGTTGCTATTTGTAATTGTGTTTGTGCAAGTGTAATTCTTTGTGACATCGAAAATATATTTGGATCTGCAACTGGTATAACATCTATTCTGTCGTCAAAGTCAGCTTGTTTTACGTTTCTTGCACCACCGACAACATCGTATGGATATTCTGGTGGTAAATATTGTGACACGACTTTTGATAATAATTTAAATTCATCTTTCATTGCTGCATAACATCTTTTGTGTATTGCGCTCATGACTCTTGAACCACGCTCTAATAATGCAATTGTAGTTCCTACAGCTGCTGCTTGGTTACCGTCTCCTACTTGCATATCAGCTATTGCTGCAAATCTTTGTCCAGCTTGTACAACAATGCCTAATAAATTTAATAATGTTTGAGATGGTTCTTTGTATGGTAGTGGAAAAAATGCATCACGTAGATTACCACCTGGTGCATCTACATCTTTAAATTCACCTGGTTGTATTGGAGCTGCTTCGTCTCTAACTCTAACACCTCTTTGTTTAAATCCTGCTGGTAAGTTTGATAATGTACCTGCGTCTAATAATTGACGGAGAGCCGCCGTTGCCGTACGACTCAATCCGCCAATCATATGAATGAGTCCAAAGCCATAAAATCCAAGTCCTGGCAAAAATGGACAAAATATTGGATCTTATTTTTCTTTAGATCATTGGGCGCATAGTTTCTCCGTATGGAGAGAACTAATCGGCTGCCTTCTTCTACAGTTACGATGTAGGGCAATTTTATTCCTGTTGGTTCATTACTAGCATCAACCTCTTCAAAACCTTCTAGGTCTAAATTAACATGACACTCTAACAAAGTGTACATGGTTTCTTGCTTACCAACTTTTTTAGTTCCGTCTAATTCTTTTTCTTTTTTCTCAACAGAGTTTTGTTCTACATTTCCTGGAGGTGCTAAATCTACGTCTCTATAAAAACCATTTACCTGTTGTTTACGTAATTCATTTTCTGATATTTTAATTACGTGTATTATTGATTCCGCGTCATCCAAACTTGTTGCTGTATATGGCACCACTAATTCATCTGCTGGTACAAATTTTGATACGACTCTACCCATTGGCACATCGTAATAAACTTTTTTAAATGTAGAACCTGCGAGTGGTAAATGAAATAACATAGAATCAAACTCCGCTTCGTACTCTTGCATCTCATCCATAATTAAATAATTCATGTAATCTTTTACACGCGTTGCCTGTTGTTCTGTTTGTGGGTTTTTAACACCTATAACTTGCGTTCTTACGGGCCCACCTGCTGGTAATAATTCTTTATACGCTTGTGCTTGAAATTGTGTAACAGCCTCTGCTAACACTGGGTGTGTTGCACCTGATGCACCTTGAAAAGGTTCTGTTCTGTTTTCATATTTAAATCCTAAAAGATCTAAACCTGTTTTGTAAGATTCTTCCCAATCTTTTCTTGATGCTTTATAGTCCATATAATTTTGAACCATATCACTACCGATAGGTTCTAATACATCATCAGGTAAAAGTTCTGCTAAGTTATCGAAATGATTTTCAGTTCCAGGTATGTTTACTGCACCTGGTTCATAGTCTAGTGTTACACCACCGTCTTCTTCTGGTATAACTTCTATTGGTCCTTTTGGATCTTGTTCTGCTTGTTCCTGAACAGCTACTTCTTGTAATTCCGCATCTGACGGAATCTCTTCTTTGTTTCTAGTGTTCGGGAGTCCTTTGTCTATTTCTGCCATTTAATACTCCTACGCTTTCTTAGCACGTTTTAATAGACCTGACAAGCCTTGTGAGTCAGGGTTTAATGTTTCTGTTTGTGGGCCTTCATCTATACCAGCTAATTTAGCAATACCACCACCAGCTAAACCAAAAGGCCTCATTGGTGTAAATGAAGTTGAATTAGGGTTTTCATACGATTCAATTGCAAATTTAGAAGCTGGATTAATACTAGATTTTAAATCTAATAAATCTGCTTGTCTGCTCTTTTCAAATTTAGGGAATAATTTACCCATAAATACTGGACCCGATGATTCTAATTTTTGTATGTCTGCTGCTTTTATTGCATCTGCTAAATCTTTTTGATTTTGTTCAAAGGCTCCTGAAGCTATATCTGCTAGTATAGTATCTTCTTTACTAAGCCCAACAGGTGGTTTACTTCTGTAACCTATAAGTATATTTTCTAATTCTTTTTTAGCATCTTTTAATTCTTGCTCTCGTCTCATGGCATCATCTGCTTGTAACATCTGATCATCAGGACCAACAAACTGATTTTTTGGTTGAGCCCTTTCTGCTGTAACTAATTTATCTAGATCAGTGATTTTCATTTGTTGTTTTAAAATAGTATTTAGTTGATTACTTTGATCAAAAACTTTTGCTATGTTTAAAAGTTTATCATCTGTCATACCTTTAATTAAAAAATTACCTTGCTCATCTTTTCTACCAAATCTTTTAAACAACTCTTTGTTTGGATCTATTTTTGTTTTTTCTCCAAGTGCATAATTAAATAAACTATCACCTATAGTTTCTTTAAAAGTTTTACCTGTCGTTAGCATATCATAACCAACAATACCTGCCTCAGCCGCAGCGGTAAAGGCTATTGCAGCAGGGCCAAACAAACCGCTTAATGTAAAAGCACTACCAAGTGATCTACCTGCTCTTAAAATTTGTTTTGCAAGAATTCCTTCTTGATTACCAAGTTGCACACCTCCCTTAATTACTTTCTCTAATCTATTTCTACCACTTATTGCACATTCTGAAAGACCTGCTGGCCCTTTTGCATAATTTATTCTACCGCCATCTTTTTTGCCAAAACTCGCTCTACATTTAGGATTAGCAGAAAAAGATGCTAAAAGTTTTTCAACTTCTGTTGTAGGAGCTTCAGAAACTAATTTTTTTAATTCTGGTGTTGAAACATTTTTTACTTTCTCAGGAACATTTATGTTTTTTGCAATACTTTTTGTAAAATCTACACCAACAGGTTTAAAATTAATATCTACTGCAACTCCATTACTATCAAAAACTGGTATGATTTCATTAAAACCAATTAAACCTTTATATTCCGGTCCTAATTTTTTAACTGCTTTTTTAACAATGCCGTTTAATTCTTTATTTATTTCATTTAATCTTTTTAAAGCATTTTTTCTATCTCCATTAAAATCTAAAGTAAAAGCTTCCTCAGTTAAATCTTTAATTGGTTTGTCAAATTGTGCCATCTCTTTATTCATTTGAGCATCAATAACAGCTAAATCTCTTGTTTTAGTATCAGGACTAGCTATTGAAAGAGGAAGCAAATGATGAACTTGATAACCCTTTGGAGGTTTATACGCTATGTTTGTTCTACCTTCTTTTGTTTTTTGAATAAATCTTCTTCTACCTATTTTTTCTTGTATTTTTTTTCGATCAGGTTTAACAACACCTTTTTCTACTTTAGGTGGAGATTTTAAAACTCTTTCATCTCTAACTTTTATTGCTTCATCTAAATCTGATGTATAAAAAGGTTTTTCAGTAATCATCTTTCCATCTTTCATTCTTTGAACTGAGACTTGATAAGTAACACCATTAAACTTTATATGTTTTTGACCTTTAACACCCACATATTTACCTCTCTCAGGGTTAGCAGATTTTTTAAATTTACCTTCTTCAATTCCAAATTCTTTAAGTTTTTTATTTCTAAATTTTATTACATCTTCTAAATCTGTATCTTTAGAAAAAATTTTTGTAAAATTTTTTCCACCAGCTTGAGTATCAAATCTAAATTTACCACCAGGGGCAGTTAATCTTATATTTTTAGGGAGTTCTTTTCCATCTTTGACTTCTCCTGCTAGTTTATAACCAGTTCGACCACCTTGAGCTTGATTAAACCTTTCACTTGCATCTTGAAACATTTCTCTGTCTAATGCTTTCTGAGGTCTATCCATTTGATCTGCTGTGGTTACTTCGCCTTCGTCAAAGAGTTCCATAAGCTCTATGATTTTAAAATTTTTCATTACTCTCCTAACATGTAAGCAACACCACCGCCGGCTCTTTTAATTTTTTGTTTGATAGGAATATCTGCCGCTTCTTCTATGATTTCTTTTTTAATACTATCTTGAATGACATCACCATCTGCCATACTACCCTCTGCATCAAAGGTCACTTGAAATTCATCATACTCGGCACCCTCGTCTAAAATTGTTTGTGTATCTGGATCAGCATCTTTTCTAGGCGCTTTGTAGTTCATGACACTTTTATCTTCTATAACATCAAAAGTTTTTTCACCAGAGCTCCCCACTCCTGTTTTATCTTTTGTAATTTGTATATCACCAGTTGATATGTCTTCAGTCATCACATACTCATCACCGTTTTTACCTGTGTAAGAATATTCATTTACTCTCTCTGAAGGTTTTACTTTTGACTCTTTACCAAGAAGTTTAATTTTATTTGCAAGATCAAAAAAATATTTTGGTGGTGCGTTAGCTACATCTTTGGCTGTTTCTTTTACAACTTGTTTAGTCGTTTCTTTTCCACCTGTTCCAATCAAACCAGATTTAATTGCAGCAATTGTTGCAGCAAGACCGCCCATGACTTTTAAAAACGCACGTTTGCTTGGACTACCAACTTTAAATCCTGCACGTCCACCTGAGGCTAGACCCTCGATTAAAGGTTTACCCGATTTAAGTGTGCTAATCACATCTTTATAACTCATGCCATAGTTGTCCATGACGTATGGAATCTGACTAGACTTACCAGAGGATAATATCATTTGAATATCATCGTCAGTTGCTTTACCAAATTTTTTAAAATCAGATACTAATTTTTCTACGCTGTAGTCTCTTGGTGCTACACTTTTTATACCCATCTCTTCATCAAACTTTGCTTTTCTTGCAAGTGGTATCGCATCCTCACCACTTAAAACATTTGTGTCTCTACGAAACGGAAATTTTTTAGACAATGCAAACTCTCTTGCAATATCAGGATCTCTTAGTATTTGATTTTTAATACCTGTGAAATCGCCTTTCTTTGTGGCCTCAGCTATATTTCTTGAAATTGAATCTTCTTGTGTACCACCCATTATTGGTTTGTCGGGATCTAATTCCTTACCTTTTAAATCAAATACTTTAGCATCTTTTTTAAATAGATCTGATTGTTTACCAAATACTTTTTCTGCCTCTTGTGCAAGCGCTCTACTTTCTAATTGATCAACAAATGCTAGTGCCTGTTTTAAATCTGTTTCTGATTGAATTAATCTTGTATCTATACCGAAAGCTTGCAATCTTTTTTCAAGAGCATTACTAGAAAATTCTACAGCTTTGGCACTACCAATAATACCTTCTTTTTTAAAAATTTGTTTTTTGGTGTAGTTTTTTATAATCTGATTGACAGCCATTAATAATAATTCCTTTTACGTTGCTCGACCTTTTCGTCGATATAATCTTCAGGGTGTCCGATCAGACCGCCCTGTCTGAATCGCATGATCG